CGTTCTTTTATATGGGGGCAAGAGCCGAGAATAAGTTTTATCATTATGCTGATGGTAGTCCAAAACAAGATACAGGATACACAAGAGTTACTTCAGGTTTAACTTGTATGCACACTTGTGAGTGTGAACAAACAGGTATTACTGCATCTCATGGATGTTTACCTGTATATCAACCATCAGGAGTTACTTCAACAATTTGTACTTGTGGATGTCCTTGTAGTTGTTCAACACACGCCGAATATCCTGAAAAAGACCCATTATATGATGAAGTTTCAAACGCATTGTCTTTAAGATTAAGTGGTAATACAGGTAGTCCAAGATTATGTATTAAAACATATACCTTAACTGGTCATTGTGAATCAACAGGAACTTGTCTTACAGGGCAAACATATGTGACAGGAACATCAATAAATGAATGGTGTTCAACAAGAGGAATCTTTGACGACTGTTCAGGTACAACATATGCAAATGTTGAACATTGGGTTCAAATAGATGCTGTCTTTAGAAGAAGAGAATGGTTTGGAGAATGTGATTTGTGGGATAAAGGAGGACTTGGTCTGATAGTATCCGAACAATATACAGCAACAACTGCCAATAATAGTTTGAGTTTAATACAACCACCAATAACTCACGAAAAAGATTATGATCCGGCAACCACTGAAGTTGTTAATTTTACTAATGATTGGCTCGTTGAAGATCTATTCAGAGTCGGTACTTTAAGAATTTATGTTAATGGTAAGTTATTCATAATTGCCAAAAATTTTGAAGAAATTATACCAAGACTTTTAAATGTTGAAAAAGAAAAACAAATAGGGGTTGGATATAATATCTCTTTAGGCGGAGGAACTCAAGGATTACATGACAACTTAACTTTCTCAGGAGGATGTCCCGATACAATCGATGAAATAGTTTATCAACAAGACCCTGAATGTTTAACAACAAGTGACTTAAACCATACAATCTATTCAGGTTTAACAACTCAAATACATTTAGAAGAAATTTTTGGTGGTAGTATGATTGGGGATATCAGTGCATTCAGAATGTATACAGAACCATTAGATGCTGGCCAAATTGCCCATAATTTTAGAATATTACAAAATAGATATAATCTATTAAACCCAAATTGTCTTAATTGTGTTATTGTAATACCAAACGATGACTTATACTACTTACCATTTTAAATTTAATATAAATGTACACAACCGATTGCAATTATTTTAAAATCACAAACTATAATACTGTTCAACAAGGGTATTATGCTTGGACAGGTTGTACTGGGATTTATAGTGTAACACCAATTGACCCTCTTCAGTCTCATTATGTTTGTGCCAAAGATTTATATGCTCAAGATTGCGGTGCTCCTTTAACGATTGCCTTTGCAGGATTATGTCCTTCAACAACACCAACTCCAACTATTACATCAACACCAACTCAAAGTCCGGTAACGCCTACTCCAACCTCAACTTCTCCAACTCCAACACCCACAACAACACCAACAGTTACACCAACAAGGGTATTCATGTTTAATTTATGGACAGCAGGTTATTTTGAAGATGCTTGTGGAGATGCGGGATATGGTCCATCAAACGTAACAATTTATTGTCAGAAGTCTTTCCATGATTTAGTTATTGGTGATAGTGTTTATGGTAATGCTGCTTTTACAATATCACCAATTAATACAAATCCTACTATTTCAGATGGTGCGACATTTATACAGATTAGTGGTACTTTAGTCGTTGGTACAGGATTATGTGGTTAAAATAAAATGATTAAGTATTTATAAATATGCCTGATTCTGGTGTTTCAATTTTTAGTAATAACTTAAGTGGATTAACTGCCAATGTTACCTTTTATCCTTGTTCTGGTGGAACAATTGATTTGGGTCAACAGACCTTTCCATTTTCATATGAGACCGATTATTGGTATGGAACATACGATTGTTATGTTCCCACATATGCATTTAACTATGTGTTAGATGTACTATGCCCGACGCCAACTCCAACACAAACGCCAACACAAACATCAACGCCAACACAAACGCCAACACAAACAACGACGGAAACTCCAACACAAACGCCAACTAAAACACCAACACCTTCAATAACTGCTAGCTAAACACAAAAACCAACTCCGTCTATAACGCCAATATAGGAATTTAAAATTAATTCTTAATAGGTTTATTTTTTCCTAACATCTTACTATTTATTAGTTATAATAGAAATTAATATGGCATGTAGTAAATATATTTTAACGAACACTGGATCATCAATTGTGAATTTCAGTTACCAAAGATGTGACGACGCAATGTGGGAATATCAGGTAGAATTAAATCCAAATCAAACTAAAAATATTTGGTTATTAAATACAACTTATTCGAGCGCCTTTTCAAACAGTATTGTTTTGGTTGATTTGGGAGTATTTCCACCAGTTGCTTTAAGCCCAACACCAACGATAAATATTACTCCAACTAATACTCCAACAATAAGTGTCACACCTTCGATAACTGCTAGCCAAACACAAACACCAACTCAAACTGCTAGTCAAACACAAACACAAACACAAACACCAACACCTTCAATAACTGCTAGTCAAACACAAACACAAACTCCAACTAACACTCCAACTAATACTGCAACACAAACTCCAACTAATACTCCGACAAATACTAAGACGCCAACACAAACTCCAACCAATACACCAACACCAACACAAGTTAGATTCGCATTTACCATTTATTCAGGTACAACATCTAATGAAGCTTGTGGTCAATATAACCCAACAAGTACTATTTATGGTGATAAAGCAATTTTTGATGAAAACACAATATTCTATAATGTATTGTCAGGACCTACAACAGTTGATATGACAGGTTATTATAATAATAGTCAAACTACCATTCAGTTGAATTCAGCCGGTGTGACACTTGGTTTATTTGATTTATGTGTTACTTTAACTCCAACACCAACCCAAACTAATACTCCAACTAATACTCCAAGTAATACTGCAACAAACACACAAACTCCAACAAATACACCAAGCAATACTCCAACAAACACACAAACTCCAAGTAATACTGCAACAAACACACAAACTCCAAGTAATACTGCAACAAACACACAAACTCCAACTAATACTGCAACACCTACCCCAACATTTGGTTACTACACTTATAGTTTAGGTACAGGTTCAACCGCGAATTTAGCTTGCGCAGATTTTAGCTCAGCACCTAATACAATTTACGGAACAGTTTCAGGTGGAATAGGTCCTAATGTGGGTGAATATTTATATTTCAATACCTCATTAACAACACCAGTACAAAATGGTTATTACTCTAACGGTACTGCTTATTATGTTGTAACAGGTGATTTAGGACAAATTACTTCATCTGACCCTAATGGATGTTAATAATTGAAAAAAAATAAAAATAATAGAATTAAAACCCTTCATTTTATGAGGGGTTTTTTTATGTTTATCACATAATATAACTTAATGAAAATTTTTATTCAATGCGCGTCCTATAGAGACCCACAATTAATTCCAACAATAAAAGACATGATTGTCAACGCTAAGAAACCAAAAAATTTGGTTTTTGCAATTGCAAGGCAATTTAGTGAAACAGATGGTTTTGATAACTTAGATGAATATAGAAAAGACAAAAGATTTAAAATCTTAGATATTCCTTATCAAGACGCTAAAGGAGTTTGTTGGGCAAGAAATTTAACTCAACAACTTTATGACGGAGAAACTTATACATTACAAATAGATTCTCACATGAGATTTACTAAAGATTGGGATGATATCTTAATCAAGATGATAAAGGGGTTACAAAAGGATGGGTACAAGAAACCTTTACTTACGGGTTATGTTCCATCTTTTGACCCCGATAATGATCCAGCAGGAAGGTCAACAGACGCTTGGAGAATGGCATTTGATAGATTCATACCTGAAGGAGCGGTATTCTTCTTACCTGAAACCATTCCAGGATGGAGAGAAATGAAAAAACCTGTTACATCAAGATTTTATTCTGCTCACTTCTGTTTCACATTAGGTAAGTTTGCTGTAGAAGTTCAACATAATCCTGAATATTATTTCCATGGAGAAGAAATTTCAATTGCAGCAAGAGCTTTCACATGTGGTTATGATTTATTCCATCCTCACATTCCTGTAGTTTACCACGAGTATACTCGTAAAGGTAGAACTAAACAATGGGATGATGATAAGACTTGGGGTGAAAAGAATAGAATATCTCATCTTACAAATAGAAAATTATTCGGAATGGATGGAGAAACTCAAGAAGGCCACGATGGTCCTTATGGTTTTGGTACCGTTAGAAGTTTAAAAGATTATGAAAAATATTCTGGTTTATTATTTGAAAGAAGAGCGATTGACAAACATTGTTTAGATAAACAATATCCGCCAAGTCCTTATAATTTTAAAACAGAAGAAGAATGGAAAGATAGTTTTGCAACAATCTACAAACATTGTATTGATGTTGGTTATACAAGTGTTCCTGAAAAAGATTATGATTTTTGGGTGGTTGCATTCCACAATGCTAAAGATGAAACTTTATTTAGAAAAGATGCTGACAAGAATGAAATTGCAGGTTTCATGAGAGACCCTGATGAATATTGCAAAGTTTGGAGAGAATTCCAAACAACTGAATTACCATCATATTGGGTTGTTTGGCCGCATTCAGAATCAAAAGGTTGGTGTGATAGATTAACAGGTCAATTAAACCATAATATTATAAGTTAATGATTTTTACAGATACACCAAAATTTGTTGTAAACTTAGAAAGAAGACCTGATAGATTAGAATCCATTAAGAAAGAAATGAATTATATTGGTTGGGATTACGAATATTTTAAAGCGGTAGATACCAATAGTCATGTTGGGTGTACTCGTTCTCATTTGGAAATTATAAAAATTGCTAAAGAACGAGGATATGAGAAGGTTTTAATTATTGAAGATGATTGTACGATAATGCCGTATGCAAAATCGATGATTGAAAAAATTGAACAAGAAACAAATGACTTTAATTTCTCGGTAGTAAATTTGGCTCCAACTTTAAATCGACCAGTAAACGTTAGTGAAAAACATAAAATGTTTTTGGATATTACTAATTTACCACCAAAACAAGAGAATCATAGAGGTGTTTTTGCAACAAATATGATAATGTATCATCATTCAATTTATGATGATGTGTTACAAATTGAAGACCCTCAAAAAATATCTTACTATGCTATCGATGATTTTATTTATCAATTTATAACTTCAGTTAAAGAAAGTTATGTACCTATCTTGCCTATTGGACCTCAAATAAGTGATTGGTCAGATGTGTCAGGAGGAATTTATAATAATTTCTACACCCAAACATATAATTGGAATCAATATAGTAGTTATAAGATACCAAACGAATTTTTAGATTTAAATCAAAATAAAATAATTAAAGAAAATAAAGAACATAAACAATTCAATTATGTCAGTTAAATTTATAACGTGCATTTATAGTGACCTAAGCGGTACAGGATATGGAGGTAGACACGCTAGAGGAGGACATTATAAGTTTAGTTTACTTTCTCTTTTAAAAATGACAGATGCAGATTTTTTGTGTTATACGTCAGAAAGAGAATTGGAATCATTAAAAAACTTTTTTTACACTCAAAACAATATTTCAGAATCCCAACTAAAATTTCAAATTTTTAATTTGAATGACACAAAATTCCAAAGTCATTTATTAAAATTTAAAGATTATGATTCGGCAAAAACGGGTGACCGATGCCTTGAAATACAATATTCAAAATTTCATTGGTGGTGGAATGAAGATAAATCTTATGACTATTATTATTGGATTGATGCGGGATTATCCCACTGTGGATTAATACCTTTAAAATATCTTACAAGTGATGATTCCCAAGGTCGATATTATGAAAGTAATTTATTTAGTAACGATTTTTTAAAAAATTTAGTAGAAGATACTGGAGATAAATTTATTATTTTAGGAAAAGATAACGAAAGAAATTATTGGTCTGGAACTGTACCCGAAAAATGGTATACAGAATATGATAGAAGTATTCATATAATTGGTGGTTTATTTGGTGGACATAAAGATAAGTGGGATAACATTGTTAATTTATTTGAAGATTATCTAGAAAAATTATTAACAACAGAAGAACGTACTTTTCATGAAGAAGTAGTTATGACGTTGATGTATTTCAACCATAAAGAACTTTTTGAACGTAAACATTTTGATATTTGGTGGTGTTCTGACAATTGTCCTCCAGATACAGACCCAAAATTGTTTGAACAAAATAAAAGCTTTTTTAAAATATTAGAAGAATTTAATAAAATTTATGAATAATATAACTTTAGTAACTGGTATATGGAATATCGGTAGAGATGAATTAAAAGAAGGTTGGTCAAGACCATTTCAACATTATTTGGATAAGTTTTCACAACTATTAGATGTTGATGCCAACATGATAATTTTTGGTGATGAAGAACTTAAAGATTTTGTTTTTAGCAAAAGAAGTAGAGAAAATACTCAATTTATCACAAGACCATTAAGTTGGTTTAGAAATAATGAGTTTTTTGATATGATTCAAAAAATAAGAACTAACGAATCTTGGTCAAACCAAGCAGGTTGGTTAAAAGAATCAACTCAATCAAGATTGGAAAATTATAATCCACTTGTGATGTCTAAAGTATTTTTACTTAATGATGCTAAAATTATGGACCAGTTTAATTCAGAATATTTATTTTGGATTGATGGCGGATTAACAAATACTGTTCATCCGGGTTATTTTACCCATGATAAAGTTTTAAACAAACTTTCTAAACATATTTCTAAATTTTCATTTGTTTGTTTTCCTTATGATGCAGAAACCGAAATACATGGTTTTGAATATAATAAGCTAAATTCAATTGCTGGAGATAAAGTAACAAAAGTTGCAAGAGGTGGTTTCTTTGGCGGACCAAAAGACTCAATTGGTGATATTAATGGGATTTATTATTCGTTATTGAAAACAACATTGGAAGAGGGATACATGGGTACTGAGGAATCAATTTTTAGTATTATGTGTTACAAACATTCTGATATTATAAATTATTTTGATATTGAATCAAATGGTTTAATTAATAAATTTTTTGAAGATTTAAAAAACGATGACCTTAAAACTAAAAATGAAAGTAAGGTTGTTGTAACAAATAATTTGGATACTAATAAAGTTGGTTTATATGTTATAACATTTAATAGTCCAAATCAATTTAGGACTTTAATTAAATCAATGACAGAATACGATAAAGATTATCTTATTAAGACTAAAAAGTTTTTATTAGACAATTCAAGTGATTTGTCAACTACCGAAGAATACTCAGAAATTTGTAAAGAGTTTGATTTCGAACACATTAAAAAAGATAATTTAGGTATTTGTGGTGGTAGACAATGGATTGCCGAACATTTTGATACAACAGATTTAGATTATTATTTATTTTTTGAAGATGATATGTTCTTCCATCCTAACCAAGGAGTTTGTAGAAATGGATTTAATAGATATGTTCCAAACCTATACACTAAGTCATTAGAGGTTATGAAAAAAGAAAATTTCGATTTCTTTAAACTTAATTACTCAGAATTTTACGGTGATAACGGAACTCAATGGGCTTGGTATAACGTACCACAAAGTGTTAGAGAACAATTTTGGCCAGGTAAAAATAGATTACCTGTTCAAGGATTAGACCCAAATGCACCAAAAACAGCTTATACAAGTGTCTTATCCCATAAAGGATTACCTTACTCTGTTGGTGAAGTTTATTATTGTAACTGGCCACAACTTGTTAGTAGACCAGGAAATAAAAAAATGTTCTTAGATGTAACATGGGCACACCCATTCGAACAAACATGGATGAGTCATATGTATCAGTTAGTTAAAAAAGAGGAATTATATCCTGGATTATTACTTTTAACTCCAACTGAACACGATAGATTTGAACATTATGACGGGGGTCTTCGTAAAGAGTCATAACAATATATTTATTGTTATGGAATTTTATATTAAGAAAAATGCAACCCTACCTGTTTTAAAAATGCAAGTAGTCAAAGACGGAAGATCTGGTTATATCCAATTGATGGAAGACTTAGAAGTTTCCACAATTTTTTTCTCAATGGTGGACGTATACAACGGTACAGCTAAGATTATTTCAGCCCCTTGTTATATTGTTCCACTTATATTTGCAGAAGACGGATCTCCGACTGAATATTATATTTATTATCAATTTAATTCAAGGGACACCAATACTCCAGGAAGATATCAAGGACAATTTTTAATTAAGAATGATGAGGGTAATTTAATTTTACCTATTAGAGAAGAGTTGTACATTAATATTCAGGATAGTTTTATTTCAGAAACGGCTTGTTGTTAATTTGATTAATCAATAATAATTTTTATATTTATAGAAGAAGACAAATTTCACATTTTGTGAAAGCTAATAAGTCAATCTAAAAAATATATTATGATATCTAATGAAGAGATAGAATCTTTCCTCCACGGAAATGATACAGAAGAATTTATCGTTGCTATTGAATACGATTACGCATCAAATTCCATTTTTAAAATTAAAGAAATTCCTGGCAAAGGAAAAGAAATCCGTAAGGATACATTCACAGCATTTGCTTGGGTTGGTGATTTGCGTGGAATTAAATTCTATGGTGATTCCAAAGAAGCTCAAAAGGTTGCCATGACAAAATATGGTATTACCATAGATAAATTAGAAACTCATGGTAATGAAAGACTTAAGAAAGGTATGACTTTTATGGTTAGATCATTAAATGGTTATAGAGAACTCATTCAATTTTTTAGAGATGGTGGATGTGACCCTTGGGGTGAAAAAACAAAAGATAAGTTAATCGTTCTACCACCTGTAGAACAATATTTAATTTCAAAAGAGAAAAGATTATTCAAAGGTTTTGAGAATTATAATGAAGTTACCAGACTTGTATATGACTTAGAAACGACTGCCCTTGACCCAAAGGATGGTCGTATCTTTATGATTGGAATTAAAACAAATAAAGGGTATCACCGAGTAATTGAGTGTATGGATGAGTCTGAAGAAAGAAATGCTATCATTGAATTCTTCAGAGTTATTGACGAACTTAAACCAAGTATAATCGGTGGTTATAATTCTGCGAACTTTGATTGGCATTGGATATTTGAAAGATGTAAAATCTTAGGTCTTGACCCAAAAAAGATTTGTCGTTCATTACATCCCCAACATTCATTTACGAGAAAGGATAGTATGTTAAAACTTGCAAATGAGGTTGAGAACTTTACTCAAACTTCAATTTGGGGTTATAATGTAATTGATATTATTCATGCTGTTCGTAGGGCTCAGGCCATTAACTCAAGTATTAAAGCTGCGGGTTTGAAATATATTACAAAGTATATTAATGCTGAGGCTGCTGACCGTGTGTATATTGACCACGAGAATATTGGTAAGATGTTCTTAAATAAGGACGAGTATTGGTTGAACGTTAATAACGGAAATTATAAGAAGGGTATTGATTATCAAGACTTGGATATAAAGTTTCCTGGGGTATATAAAAAGATTACTGGTGATAAGTTGGTGGAGATGTATCTTGATGATGACTTGGATGAAACATTAAAGGTTGACCAAGAATTTAATCAGGGTTCGTTCTTGTTGGCTTCGATGATTCCGACAACATATGAAAGGGTATCAACAATGGGTACCGCAACATTATGGAAGATGTTAATGTTGGCTTGGTCGCATAAATATGGATTGGCCATTCCTGCCAAAGAATCAAAGACAGACTTCGTGGGAGGTCTTTCTAGACTACTTAAGGTTGGTTATAGTAAGAATGTCCTTAAACTGGATTTCTCCTCTCTATACCCCTCTATTCAGCTTGTACACGATGTTTTCCCTGATTGTGATGTAACAGGTGCAATGAAAGGAATGTTAAGTTATTTCCGTAATACTCGTATCAAATATAAAGAACTCGCTGAGAAGTATTATGTAATCGATCCTGACAAATCATTGTCATACGGAAACAAACAATTACCTATTAAGATATTCATTAACTCAATGTTCGGAGCCTTATCTGCCCCACAGGTGTTTGCTTGGGGTGATATGTTTATGGGAGAACAGATTACTTGTACTGCCAGACAATACTTAAGACAGATGTTAAAATTCTTTATGAATAAAGGATATGTTCCATTGGTGATGGATACTGATGGTGTAAACTTTTCCACCCCTGATGGATCTAAAGACCGAGTATATATTGGTCGTGGTTTGAATTGGAAGGTTAAGGAAGGTAAGGAGTATTATGGACCTGAGGCTGATGTTGCAGAGTATAATGATATATTCATGAGGGGTGAAATGGCGTTAGATACTGATGGTGTATGGCCATCTTGTATAAATCTTGCCAGGAAAAATTACGCTGTTATGGATGCCAAAGGAAAGATAAAGTTGACTGGCAATAGTATTAAATCCAAGAGACTACCATTATACATTGAAGAATTCTTGGATAAGGGAGTTAAGTTATTATTGGAAGGTAATGGTAAGGCGTTTGTAGAATATTATTATGAATATCTTCAAAAGATATTTGATAAAGAAATTGCGTTAAGCAAGATTGCTCAGAGGGCGAAAGTTAAATTAAGTATTGAAGACTATAAGTCGAGATTAAATACAAAAACTAAATCAGGAAATAGTATGAGTCGTATGGCTCATATGGAATTGGCGATACAAAATAAGTTAAATGTTAACTTGGGTGATGTTATATTTTATGTTAATAATGGAACAAAGGCATCTCAAGGTGATGTTGTGAAAACTGCTGAGAAAAAGGTTAGTGTGGCAAACCAAACAGAATTATTATTCGAAACTCGTAAAAAACCTACAATTATCGAACCATGTGTTCAGATTAATTGTTATATGTTGGATAAAGATATTTTGGATAAAGATCCGAATTTAACGGGGGATTATAATGTTCCAAGGGCAATTGCGACATTCAATAAAAGAATTGAACCTTTGATGGTTGTGTTTCAAGACGAAGTCAGAAACGGATTGATTGTGACTGATCCTGAACAAAGGGGTATTTTTACAACAGCACAATGTGAATTAATAAATGGACATCCTTTAGGTGATGGAGACCAAGATAGACTCCAAGAAGATGTCTTAGATATTACAGAATTGGAATTAAAGTATTGGGGAAAAAGAGGATTAAAACCTGAATATATGTATGATTTAGCTGAAGAAGGCTGGCAAGAAAAATTAGGATTGCTTCAAACCGTCTGATGAAAGAATATACCATATTCCACCAACAAATCTAAATTCAACACAAGAGAATTTATCCATAATTAATTCATCATAATCTTCATCAATCTTACCAACATCTGGTTTGATTGTTAAATGAGTCATTGATTTAATTACGACATGGTCAGTATTTTTTGAGTCAAGAATAACTACAGAAAATGGAATACCTTTAACAATAATACATTCTTCTCCGTTTGTGCGATAATCTAATTCGGATACCATTGAAATTTCTGAGGTATTAATTGCCATTCCGTTAATAATTCTTCTTGAGGGTATTGTTTTTACTATTGCCATAAAATTAGATTACATATATTTGACGAGGCATTGCTCTAAACTTCATTTGTTTATTTAAGTTTTCAGCAATAAGGGCTTCTCTTTCCATTACTTTATCAGGTCTTAACCTTGTTAACCAACCTTCAGCTCCTGTAAGTTCTTCCATTAATTTGGATTTTTCATCTTTAGCTTCTGTTAATAAACTTTGGTAGTCCATTTGTATTTCAGAATCTGGAGTTTTTAAATTTCCACTATATTTTCCTCTCACCCTTGCTAAAGTTTCTTTAACGTAGGCTGTGAACCATCTTCTAACCCATTGTTTACCTGGCACATTTAAATCTTCCCACGATAATTCCTCAAGAGGAACATCAGTAGGTAATAAAATAACATCTTTATTTGCCTTTAAACAAGCGGCTCTATCATCAGGACCAACATCATAATACCAATACCAAACAGCCTTTCCTACGTAGTTACTATAACCACTCCAACTAAATTTACCACCAGGAGTATTATATAAGAAGATATTTTTTTTACCGTCAGGTAATCCTGTAATTCTATAAGTTAAAGAACCTCCTAATATTCTATTAAGAATATTGGCTTCTTGCATTCTAATTAAATAATCAAATCCTGACATCATATAATAAGAACCTTGATTACCCATTTGAGCGAATCCTGGTTGATTAGCTCCAAGTCCAACACCAGCTCCAAAACCACCTGCACCACCTAAACCAAATGCAGTCCAAGCTTGGTTACTGAACCATAATAATTCATTAACCTCTCTTCCTGCAGGAATTTCATAGTTTTGTGTGTTAGCACTTAAAATAAAATAATCTTTTTTAAGTACCCAAGGTCCCATAGTTTGAAGACCAACAATTTTAGAATATGAATAACTAAATTGTTGTTCAAAATCCATTGTTCTTGTAACCAAAGCTTTGGCAACAGATTTCTCATTCATATTCAAATTAACAAGGTTGACCCATTGACTATCAATTAACCATTGTAGAATATATTCTTCATAATCTTGAATTGATAGTTCCATTAGAGAATCCATCATTTCATCTTCAACCTCTACACTTCTAAGTGGGGCGCCTAAGAGATGTTTGACTCTCGTATAAATTTTTGACCTTTCTGGTTCTGGTATAACTGCCATAACTATAAATATATTAGTTATTCTATTTCATACAATAAAGAATTAATGTTAAATACATAAACATTCTTATTACTTATTGGATTATTTTTGAATATTAAAATTTTATTTGTTTTAGTTTGAATGAAGATTAACCAATCAACATCATAGGGTTTAACATTACCAGTATCGTATAATTTAACTTTATCTTCATCTATTGATGTATTGGAATAAGGTTTTACCTGAGCGGTATAAGTTTTTCCATCCATTTCTATTTTCAAATCGATACCTTTAATTGCATCATTTTTTTGTCCATGACCCCCAATCTTAATTAACTTGGCATTTCCTTCAAAATAATCTTCTACTTTCTTTAAAACATCATCTTCAGATTTTTGGCCTCTATCCCAAAGTTTTTTTAAAACTCTTATTATGTTAAGAAAATCTTCATTATGTTTGGTGAAGATATCTTGTTTAAAATGGTCTAAAGCTTTAACAAATCTTGTTATTTCAGATACGGTTCTTTTTTCTTTTTTAGAAAAATCAAACATCTTATCTTCTTTTCCAATTTTTATAATTTCTTTATTAACTGCTTTAACAAGGAGACAAAAGGAATTAAAATTTGTATTAAGATTATTTAATATTGATCTACTTTCTTTTGATTCAACACCATAAAATCCTGACATTTCACTACTTGTTCCATCCACCCAAAATTGGTGGAATATTTGCTTTAATGAATCAGTAACACCATCTTGATATATTTTTTTTATACGAAAATTATTTATTAATTCTTTATAAAATAAAACTTCTTTAGCATCACAGAATTTTGCGTCAACAGATTCAGTCAATAATTTTTCCAACTTAATTGATTCTGTTAATTTTGTTTCCGTTTTCATTTCATACATCTTGGTAACAAAATCCCAATTTACCACCTTCCAAAAGTTTATAATATATTCATCTCTCTTATTATGATATTTCAAATAATAAGCATGTTCCCAAACGTCTAATCCCAATAATGGAAATCCACCACCTTCAATAACATTCATTAATGGATTATCCTGATTAGGTGTGGACATAATTTTGAATGTATTTTTGGCGGTTAATACCAACCAAACCCATCCAGAACCAAATCTATCTTTGGCAACTTTATCAAATTCTTTTTTGAATGCTGTGAATGTCCCGTATTGTTTTGTAATTTTTTTGTAAAGTTCCCCACCTAATTTCTTTGGGGTTGGGGTTAACATATTCCAGAAGAGTGCGTGGTTAAAAGCTCCACCAGCATTATTTCTTATTGTTTTATCAAATCTACTAATTGTCTTTATGATTTGTTCTAACTCTAAATCTCCGTATTTTTTCTTTGCAAGAGCGTCATTTAATTTATCCACATATCCCTTATAATGCTTATTATAATGCAAGTTCATTGTCTCTGGATCGATAAACGTTTTAAGGGCGGAGTAAGAATAAGGTAATTTTTCTATACCTATCTTTTTCATTTCTGTTAATAACAACTTTTTTTCTTGTGTTATGTGGGTCTCAAGTATTTGTTTTTCAAGTTGTGTTATTTTTTCTTCTAATTTTTTCATATTTTTGGGTTATCCATTTCATATAAATAACCCGATATTTGTTTAATGACGCATTTCATTGATTCTCTTTAAAATTTCTTCAGCAACATCACCGCTGTTTTGATTGTCCCCCATTACCGTGGCAATCACTTGTTTTTTATTATTTAATATGTCATAGATAATTCCTTCGATTGTGTTCTCGAATATGGGGTAATAAACTAATACATTGTTTTTTTGACCGTATCTATAAGCTCGGTCTTCTGCTTGGGCGTGGTCTGAAGGTACAAATGATAGGTCATTCATAATAACTGCTTCAGCTGCTGTTAAAGTTAATCCAACTCCTGCCGCTTTAATATTTCCAACAAATACTTTTATTTTTTCATTATCTTGGAATTCATCAACACTATGTTGTCTATTAGGTTTGGGCATAGACCCATCAACTTTAACTGCAATTTTTCCAAAATGTTCACAAATTTTATTTAGTGAATCTGTAAAATTACAGAAGATAATAACTTTCTTACCTTGTTCTATAATGTTTTCCGCAAGTTCAATTGTCTGACTAATTTTTTCATCTGCAATAATTTGTCTTATCTTGGTTAGTTTGGTAAACTGAACTGTTAATGATTTGGACTCTTCAGGATTTTTTTCATACCAATTATAATAATCCCCCATTACTTCCTCATAAAGATTAGATTTTAATCGAAGATAGACTGGAGTTATAATTTTATCTGGTAGGTCAAGAACATCTTCTTTTAATCTTCTTAATATTGTTGACGCTGTTCTATCTCTTAATTCTTCAAGATTGGATGCTCCCATTATATTCCAAACTTTTCTTCCACCAACATTAAATTGATAACCTTGGCAATATCTAATTGCGTATGCCATCCAATTTTTGGCGACAGGGGAATCAACCAAACTTAATAAATTAAAATAATCTATTGGACGGGAAGTCATTGGTGTTCCTGTTAATAACCAAATTCGTTCAACACTTTTAACTATATCATTTATTAATTTTGTTCTTTGGGCGGAAGCATTTTTGATATAGTGTGCTTCATCAACAATAACCAAATCAAAATTGGAGTTAAGAATTTGCGAGTCAGTTTTTTTCTTAGGGTCATGGAAATTTTTTATTATATCGTAATTTATGATAACATAATCGGATTCAATGTTGAAATTTTTTCCTTCGGCAATATAGACAGATTTATCAGAGTAATTTTCAATTTCTCTTTTCCAATTAATTTTAAGTGTCGCAGGACAAATAATTAAAACTTTTTTTGCGTTGGCTTCTATTGCGGCAATAATAGTTGAAGTAGTTTTGCCAAGTCCCATATCGTCAGCCAAAATAAACTTTTTATTTTCAACCAACTTTTGGATTGATTCTTTTTGGTGAGATAACGGTGGACGATGAGAATATTTTTCATAATCGATTACAACATTTTTAACAGTATTATCTTTTATAATTGCAGCTTTTGGTAACCAAAAATCGTGAAGTTCTTGTTTTTCAGTTATCTTACCCCAAATATGATATGCCTTTTCTTTATCTGCCAATAATTTTTCAACCCATATCTTTTCAGGGATTTCAGTTAGCAGCTTATCATCAGCAAGTTTTTGTGCAAAATATGCATCAAGTATAACCCACTTTTTGGCAACCTTTGGTGTCTTATCGTGATTGGCAATAATATATTCGGATTGACTTCTTGTTGGATAAAATCTTTTATTGATTTGAGATTTTCTTTTTATCCCAAGCAAATAATTATTTGCGCCATTATATGTTTCCAATAAGGACATTGCTTTTGACTCTAAACTAACATCAATTCCCATTAAACAACATTAATATTTTGTCTTCCATCTGACCAGTAATTAACATCACCGTAATATACGAGTAGTTCTTCATCAGGGTTTATATCTTTAACAGCATAAAATTCAAATGTTTGGTTTGAAATATTCGATCTCCATAAAGTATTTGGGGTATTTGAATGATTATATAATCCTGCCCACCCAAATGGCATAACTTGTTTATCCCACTCAATTCCTTGTGGCCAATTAAACCTATAATCAAGTAATACATCTGAAACTTTGTCCTTTGGAATTTTCAAATCTAATATTGGACATACCTCCACCACTTCACCTGACATAATAAATTCAGATGCAAATACACCTAACCCATGTATTGGGCTATTAGAAACATATAATTTTTTTGGTGGTTGAATTTTCATTGATACATTTTATAGAAATATAAGTGAAAATAAAGTATTTATCAATATGGAAAATTTAGTACCTATAACTCGTTTAGGAAAATTCTTTGGTGGAGAAGATTTTACTTTAGATACTGGTATGGGCCAAGAGTGGCTCGAAGGGGATATGAATTTCACAGTTATATTATATCAAATTGATAGATATAAAACAAAAACAGATGATGTTTATGGTGAAGTATTAGAAGATGGTATACAATTTTTGGCTCCTGTTGAATTGAAAGGTCTTGTTCAAGTTATGGCTCCAACTAACAAATTTTTAGGAAGTTCAAAAGTTGAACAACAAGAACCTGGTAATATGAAGTTTTCGTTATATCAAAAACAACTTGATGATTTGGGGGTTGAAATATTTATGGGTGATTATTTAGGATATTATGAAACAGAAGACCGAGTTAGATATTATTCAGTGAATGATGATGGATATGTAAGGTCAGATAACAAACACAGTTACGGAGGCTATAAGCCTTTTTATAGGACTATCATGGCAACGTATGTAAGTGAAAATGAATTCAGAGGAATATAATATGAAGAAAAATAATAAAATATTATAATGGGATTTCCGAAACAAATAAAAAAAACATTACCGTTAGTACCAAAGAAAATTCTTTCCGAAAGAAGAGAACAACTTCTTGAGTATATTAATAAAGATGGAACTTATCTTCCAAAATCAGTATTACATGCAGATTTAGATAGGGGTATGTTAGATTTTGTTAAGACAGATATTGAAGTTATTACTGCAGGAAAAATAGTTCCAATGTTGGACATTTTAATTACAACACAAAATTGGTCACAATATTTGGAAACTTGGAAGTTTGTTGATTTGGATTATAATCCATCCCCACCATTTATTACTGTTGTTAGAAGTCCTGAAGTTAAGTATGGTTCCAATCCATCATTACAATATACAATACCAAATAGAAAACAATTCTATTATGCCTCAGTTCCAACTTGGAATGGTAATGAACAAGGTATGGATATCTATACAATACCACAACCAGTTCCTGTTGATATCAACTATAGTGTTAAGATTATTTGTAATAGAATGAGAGAACTTAACCAATTGAATAAAATTGTGATGCAAAAGTTTTCTTCAAGACAGGCATACACTTTCATTAAAGGACAATACGTTCCAATTATTATGAATAATATTTCTGACGAATCTCAAATGACCATGGAGGCAAGGAAATATTATGTTCAATCTTATGATTTTACAATGTTAGGTTATTTGATTGATGAAGAAGAATTTCAAGTTAAGCCAGCAATTCAAAGAGTTACACAATTATTTGAGGTTGATACAAGAGTTCCAAATAAAAAAAGAAATAAGTTTCCAAAAAATCCTGATGAGTTTGATTTTAAATTTCTTTTTCTTTCTGGTGTAACCATATTAGTTGACACAATTGACTTTACAGCGAATATGAGTTTGGTTGGTACTGATAATGTTCAAAATTATGATGTTTACATTAATAACAATTATTATGGTAGTGATGTTAACGTGATACAAATCACAACTAATGATGTTTTAAGGGTAGAGGTTACTAAGACAGATAATACTTTACAGTCAGTAATTCAGTTTGAAAACAAACTTGTTTAATCTTCCCCATATATATCTTTCTTCTCTTTACACTTCTCTATGATTAAATTCTCAAGAAATTTATAAATTTTAATTCCCCTCTTATCGCAGTATATTTTCAATATATTATGTGATTCAGGTGATATCTTTATGTTCTTTATTTCCTTCTTTGTTTTCATAGTATGAAAAAAGGTAGAAAAAATTCATACCGTTTACAAATACATATCTAAAAGTCAAGTTTTTTGTGTTAGTATTGAATATTTATTATTAAAATAAATCTGTAATAGAATTAATTAATAATGGCAACAGCACAAGCAAACAAAAAAGTATTCGTATCCCCTGGAGTATACACATCCGAAACGGACTTATCATTCGTAGCTCAGAGTGTCGGTGTAACGACATTGGGAATAGTTGGGGAAACAATTAAAGGCCCAGCTTTTGAACCAATTTTCATAACTAACTACGATGAGTTCCAAGCCTATTTTGGCGGAACAGAACCCGTTAAATTTGTGAACACACAAATTCCAAAATATGAGGCGGCTTATATCGCTAAATCATATTTGCAACAATCAAACCAACTTTTCGTAACGAGAGTGTTGGGATTATCAGGATACGATGCGGGTCCTTCTTGGACAATCAGCGTAACTGCAAATGTTGACCCTTTAACTATTGGATTTAATCCATCTTCTGTTGGAACTGTATTCACTGCTACCTTTGTAGGTAGTAATTCTGCAAATACTGTTACATTGAACACTTCAACTTTACCTGCAACAATTCAGGACAGTTACACTAGTCAATATAGATTGAGTGATGGAAGTGTTTCAACTTTAGAGAATGATTTTAATTATTACATTAGTAGTATTACTGACACTTTAGGTGCCTCAGGTAACACATGTGTAATTTATGGTTCAATACCATCTTCAGATTGGTCTTCGTTAACAGGTAGTTACCCTAACTTAAATAATGTTTATGGAGTACCTGGAGATGGAGATATTCAATATAATGATTTAAGCTCAGGTTTAAATGACCCTTGGTATTACGCAAATTTTGATAACTACTCTGCTGATAACTATTCAGGTTATTCTTTCGATTATGTTATTAGTTCGGTAGTATCAGGAGCTGGCGATTCATATTCAGGAATAATATCAGGTACCATATATACTTTCTCAGGAACAGCATATAGTGAATATAACAACATGGTTGTTGCTACATTACGTTCAAGGGGTATTTCTCTTTATACAAATAACGCTGATTCTGAAAATCACGGACCTATATATGAAACAACAGGTTTAACAATGGTTTGTAATGGTTCATATTCTGGTGTAAGTACAGACCCTTATGGTACATTCTTATTATCAGGTGTAACTAATGATAATAATACCTTCCAATTTGAAACTTCATTGTTGGCGTCTTCTTCAAAATATATCACAAAAGTATTTGGTGTTGATAACTTTGGTAAATCAAGATATACAGTTCCTGTATTTGTTGAAGAATCTTATCAAGCGTCATTAAACATAGCATATCAAAAAGGTTATATTAAAGGATTAAATTGTTCATTAATTGATCTTCCAGATGCTAGAAGTGAATCTAATACATCAATTGCTTATAGTTTAGAAAGATACCAATCACCTGAAACTCCATATTTGGTTTCAGAATTAAGAGGTAATAAAGTTTATAACTTATTTAAGTTTATATCAATTTCTGATGGAGATGCTGCAAATATGGAAACTAAGGTTTCAATAGCAAATCTTTCATTTAATAATATGTCATTTGATGTGTTGGTTAGAAATTTCTACGACACAGATGCAACCCCTTTTGTAATTGAAAAATTCACTAATTGTAATATGGATCCAGGTTCTAACAACTTCATTGGTGTTAAAATTGGAACTTCGAATGGTGAATACGCTTTAATTTCAAAATATATTATGGTTGAATTAGCAGATGGATTTCCTATCGACGCAATTCCTTGTGGATTCCGTGGTTATACTCAAAGAGAGTATGAAAATCTTTCTTCATATCCTTCACCGTACATTCAATATAAAACAAAATATTTTTATCCAGGTGAAACTATTACAAATCCTCCATTTGGTGGGGCTGCTAATACAACAGAATCTGCTGGAGATATTGTTAGAAGATCTTATTTAGGATTTTCAACTCAATATGGTGTTGATGAATCATTCTTAACTTATAAAGGAAAACAAACTCCAGCTAGTTGGATTTCAAACCCTACACAAGCGGCAGAACCTTGGAACGTTCAAAGTAAAGGTTTCCATATGGATTCAGGAGCAACTGTTGTAACAATTTCAAATACTTACCAAACAAGTGGCCAAACCGCTTTTGAATGTGGTGCTGCTGATTTTAGGTCCGACCCTGAATCACAAGAAAATCCTTATTATTTTATTTACTCAAGAAAATACACAGTATGTTTCGCGGGTGGATTTGACGGATGGGATATATACAGAGAACACAGAACAAATACAGATAATTTCCAATTAGGTTCAAGTGGTTATTTAGCAGGAGCTTATCCTTCTTCAAGATATCCAAATGCAACAGGTGAAGGTTTGTTTAAAAGAATTATTGTAGAAAATAACACACAAGATTTTGGAAATACTGACTACTACGCTTACTTACTTGGTATCCTTAGTTTTGCAAACCCTGAGTCTACAAACATTAATATTTTTGCAACTGCAAGTATCGATTATATTAATAACTCTAACTTATGTGAAGAGGCTATTGATATGATTCAATACTCAAGAGCTGACTCAGTTTATATTGTAACAACTCCTGACTATAATATGTTTACTGCAGATGCTTCAAGTCAATATGATGTTATCTATTCACAGGAAGCTGTTGATAATTTAGACAACACAGGAATTGATTCAAACTATACCGCAACTTACTATCCTTGGATTTTAACAAGAGACACAGTAAACAATACACAAATTTATTTACCTGCTACAGGTGAAGTTTGTAGAAACTTAGCTCTAACAGATAATATTGCATTCCCTTGGTTCGCATCAGCTGGTTACACAAGAGGTCTTGTAAATTCAATCAAAGCAAGACAAAAATTAACACAAGAGAATAGAGATACATTGTATCAAGGTAGAATTAACCCTATCGCTACTTTCTCTGATGTTGGTACTGTAATTTGGGGTAATAAAACATTACAAGTTGCCGATTCAGCTTTGAACAGATTAAATGTAAGAAGATTATTATTACAAGCTCGTAAATTAATATCTGCTGTTGCTGTAAGATTATTGTTTGAACAAAACGATCAAATAGTTAGACAACAATTCTTAGATAGTGTTAACCCAATCTTAGATTCAATTAGAAGAGATAGAGGTTTATACGATTTCCGTGTAACAGTTTCTTCAACACCTGAAGATTTAGATGCAAATAGATTAGTAGGTAAAATATACCTTAAACCAACGAAGGCTTTAGAGTTCATAGATATTGAATTCTTCATTACTCCAACAGGAGCTTCGTTTGAGAATATTTAAAATATATAAGGGGGAAGTTAATCTTCCCCTTTATTAGCCAATATGAGAAGAATAGTAGAAGGATTTAAGTCAGAACATACACCAGATATGAAATATTATGCGTTTGATTGGGATGATAATATTGTTCATATGCCAACTAAGATTATGTTAAAGACTGAAGATGGAGATGAGATTGGAATGAGTACTGATGATTTTGCACAATATAGACATGATATAGGAAAAAAATCTATAAACTATAAAGGTGAAACAATTGTTGATTATGCTGATGAAGCATTCAGGAACTTTAAAACAAACGGAGATAAAGATTTTTTAATAGACGCGATGACAGCTGAAAAGGGTCCGGCCTTTAATGATTTTAAAGAGGCAATAAATAACGGGTCAATTTTTTCTATCATCACAGCTAGAGGTCATAATCCAAACACCTTAAAACAAGCAGTTTATAATTATATTATAAATGGTTTTGGTGGTATTGATAAAACTCAATTAGTTAAAAACATAAGGAAATATAGAACATTTGCTGATGAAAATGATATGTCTGATGATGATTTAGTTAGGTCATATTTAGATCTTAACAAATATCATCCTGTTTCCTTTGGTACTGAAAATGGAGCTGGTAGCCCTGAGGAATTAAAAGTTATGGCGATGGACGAATTTGTAGATTATGTTAAAGGGCTTGCGGCATTTCTTAATAAAAAAGCATTTCTGAAAAAAGATATTAGTAATAACTTTATACCAAAGCAACCTATAATAGGATTTTCAGATGATGATTTAAAGAATGTAGAAAAGATAAGTAAACATTATAAAGATAAACCAGATAATATAGTAAAAACATATTCTACTGATGGAGGAACTAAGCAAGAATATAAAGAAGAATATATATAAGGAATATTCTTTTTAAAAATAAAGTAAATAGAAATATTTTTAAGAAGACTATATTTATAAGATATAAAATAAAAAAAACAAAATTTAAATAACATGGCTGATTTACTAATGAAAATGCCGATTCCTTACGAACCGAAACGTCAGAACCGATTCATCTTGAGATTTCCTTCAAGTTTAGGAATAAATGAGTGGTTCGTGGAAAGTGCAAAAAGACCATCTATCAAAATTGCTTCAACAGAAATACAATTTTTAAATACATCAACATATGTTGCTGGTAGATTTAATTGGGACGAAATTTCAGTTAAATTTAGAGACCCAATTGGACCTTCAGCGGCTCAAGCTCTTATGGAGTGGGTTCGTTTACATGCTGAGTCTGTAACAGGTCGTATGGGATATGCCGCAGGTTATAAAAAAGACATTGATTTGGAGATGTTAGACCCAACAGGAGTAGTTGTTGAAAAATGGATCCTTTATGGAACTTTCTTAACAAGCGTAGATTTTGGAGCTCTTGGATATTCAACAGATGCTTTAGCTGATATCACAGCTTCATTAAGAATGGATAGATGTGTTTTAGTTTATTGATATTTTAATATTTATAAAAAACAAATCTCAATTATATTTAACCGTAAAGACATAAACTTTACGGTTATTTTTTTATATGGACAATCAAACACAAAATTACGCACAACAGAATTTCACACTCCCTCACGATGTGGTTCCATTGCCTTCGCAAGGAACTTTTTACAAAAATAAAAAGAAATCAGTTAAGATTGGTTATTTAACCGCATCTGATGAAAATATTTTAATGGCAGGAGGAGATGACATAACTACTAATTTAATTAAAGGTAAGTTATACGAACCAGATATTAGAGTTGAAGATTTATTAGAAGGAGATGTTGAAGCAATTCTTATCTTTTTAAGAAATACTTCTTTTGGACCCGAATTAACAATTAATGTTACAGATCCAACAACAAAAAAACCATTTCAAACAACAGTTGTTTTAGATGAACTTAATGTTATTAAAGGTCAAGAACCATTGGAAGATGGAACATTTCTTGTAACACTTCCAAAATCAAAAAGTGTTATTAAGTTAAGACCTATGACATATGGTGAGATTATGAATATAACTAAAATGAGTGAATCATATCCACAAGGAAGAACAGTACCCAAAGTAACTTGGAGACTTGAAAAACAAATTGTTGAAGTTGATGGAAATACAGACAAAGGAGACATCGCTAAATTTATTGAACAAATGCCAATCATGGATTCAAAATTCATTAGAAATTTTATGGATGAAAATGAACCAAGATTAGACATGAACAGAATAGTAACAACCCCATCAGGAGATATACTGACAGTCAATGTCGGTTTTGGGGTGGAGTTTTTTCGTCCTTTCTTCTGATTATAGAAAAGGACAACTTGATGAGTTTTTTTATTTAAATACTCTACTCAAGATTACATGGCAAGATTTTGAACGAATGCCCATATTTGTGAGAAAATATCTATTAGACAAATGGGTTGAAAATAACACGAAGGACTAAAAAAAATTAGTCCTTCTTCTATTTATAAGAAAACATTTCAATGAGTCCTAAAGAAACAATAGACGAATTTGGTAAAAAAATTGGTGATGAAGCTAGTTTTGGTGCTAAAGAATTTTTTGGAGCAGCACAACAAATGGCTGAAGCCGCTAATGAAATGACCGCGGCGTTCGCTTCTTCAAGAGCAAGGGTTGGTGAAATGATGACTGCGGTTAGTGAAGCCGCACCAAGAATGAAAAGACTTGGTGCTGACTTTCAAACGACTACTCAGGCAATGGTTGATATTGCTAATGCCACTAAAAAACAAACATTGGCGTCTGGTGATAGTGTTGCCAAATTATATGCAACATCTCAAGTTTTAGGAGATAGTGTCGGGTCAATTGTTGAAAAGTTTACAGACGTAGGTATCCAATTTGGAGTTATTGGCGGAGAGTTAGAAAAATCAGTATCAACAGTAAGTGATTTAGGGTTGAATACTAAAGAAGTAATGAGCCAAGTAGTTTCAAACTCTTCGAAACTTAATGAATTTAATTTTGAAGGAGGAGTTCAAGGGATGACTAAAATGGCGGCAAGAGCTTCAATGCTTAGAGTTGATATGAGTGCCACTCTTGATTTTGCCGACAAAATGATGAACCCTGAGGCGGCTATCAATATGGCATCGGCGTTCCAAAGACTTGGGGTATCGGCAGGAGTTCTCGCAGACCCATTTGCGTTAATGAATGCATCAATTAATGACCCAGGAGCATTACAAGATAGTTTAGCTAATGTTGCGAAACAATTCACATATTTTGACGATAAATCAAAAACATTTAAAATTAACCCTCGAGGTATTCTTACCTTGAAGGAAATGGAAAAAGAGGCTGGATTAGCTGGTGGTACATTGACCAAAATGGGATTAGCTGCAGCTGAAACAGATAAAAGAATATCCCAAATTAGCCCAACACTTAAATTTAAAGA